AAAATTCACTATCTATAATATCAAAGTAAGAAAATTTTGAATTTACAGGTGCATTGAACTTCATAATATCAAATCTATCAATATACGATTGATTAGTATTTAATCTAAACGTTGCCATTAGTGCCTCCGTCATTTATAAAGTTATTTGCTACTGTTGATAAACCTTCACCTATACCTTTTACACCACCTACTGCTGTATTAACTACACTACCAAAAGCTGAACTTAACCAACCTTTTCCCTTATTATTAAAGTCTAATATACCAGCAAAAGACCTAGGAGCATCTCTTGGATCTCCAATTGCTTTAAAATTTCCTTGATTTTCGATTATAAATTGATTAGCTTCATTAGAAAATCTTATCCTATCTGTTATAAATGAAAAACTTAATTGAACATATAAAGGTGCTGTAGGCTGACTAAGGTTATCATAATCTCTAGGATTACCTAACCTTACTGTTTCCTTACTTACAGTTATATTGACACCTGTACAAGCTAAGTGCATAGCACAAAAATGATTACCTAACTTTATAGCCCATGTATTTTGTGCATGAGAATTACCTTGTGAAAATGCACCATCAGCTCCGTATAAATACCCACCTGGTGCTTGCATAATACCTCCACCTGTATAAATAGGTGAAGTTAATTCTAAAGCTCTTCTTGCTTTTTGTAAAACGTTTGTATTTTCATCTAATGTATATAAATATACAGTAACATCAAAGCTATTAAACTCGTTACCTTGCCATAAGTTTCTTGCTTGAAGGGGGTTTAACATTTGACCCCCACCATCAGCTGCTGTCATTAAACCACTCACAGTATCTACAGCTTTAGTAGCTAACTGTGTTGCCTTTTGAGCTGTTCCTGCAAACCCAGGCAAATTGGTATTATAAGTGGATCTATTTGCTATCTTAGGATCTTCTTGTAAAAATCCAGTAAATATTTCTTGACCTAAAATACCACTATATATAACAGTGCAAGAAAGATTAGAACCAGATTCTCCTTGACCTTGAATCATACTGTATAATTGATTTACTTTTGACATAAATATTACCCTAATTGCATTCTGTTAAACATAGATAACCCTACATCGTGTATTAGATCATCAAAATAATCTTCTCTACCTACTGAAATTCCTTGACCATTTGAAGGTTGATTAGTTATATTATTTTGAACTACACCTTGACTTTGTTGTGCTACTGATCTTTGTTGTGCAATTTCAATTTTTGTTTGCTCACTTGCTGTAGGAGTTTGAGTCACTGACTGTGGCATATTAGAAACAGTACTAGAAACATTTTTAGCATTATTCTGAGTATTTGGACTAGAAATATTATTTAACGCCCCTGTAACGCTACTAGCAGTACTTTGTAAGTTACTTGTAGGGTTACTAGGAGATTCAGTAGATTGTCCTGCTACAAGCGATTTAGGTGTACTAGCAGTTGGATTACTACCGTTTGTGCCATCTTTATTTGTTTCATCTGGAACTTGAGTATCACCTACATTAGCTAATGTTGAACTAGCTATTGATAAAGGCTGTATATGTTGTTTTTCCATAGGATCATTTGGTAATGGTCTATAAAAACCATATTTCTTCAATAATCCCATTTTTTCAAGTTCTTGTGCTTGGTTAGGTTGAATATCTACCGCTAATCCATATTCATGTAATGAATATCCTGGTTTATTTGCTTTATACCCAGCTGCTTTCAATGCAGCTTGTTCTTCCTCTGTTCTAAATGAATTAGTTACAACAAACTTATTACCAGTAGTTGCTTGATACTCATGAGCCATCATATTTAAATTTTGATAAAGCTGAGGATCAAGTTTAGATACATCATTCTGGCTTATTTTTCCTTTAGGTGCTTGGAAGTATTGTTGATTAGGATCATATCCTTCCATTCCTTGAGCTTTAAATCCAGTTTGTAATCTTAAATTTCCACTCTGAATAGCTTGTTTTTGACTTTCATTTACCTTAGTACCTTTAACACTATCTAACATTCCTTGCAATTGACCTGAAGGAGTTATAGATTGTGCTTGTTGTTGGTTATTTGGTGAGGCTATTGGACTAGCTACACTACCTACTAAATTACCAGCTGCACCTAAATAAGCCCTACCTTTTTGTAAAGCGTCTATACCGTGTGGGTTTGATGTTACATTACCAATAATACCCGCACTAAAACTATTAAAATCCTTACCATAAGAGCGTTCTTTTAAATATGCATCAGCTACTTGAGCTGCTACTTGAGGATCACTAGCTAAATCAGGATTTCCTTCTAAATCAATACCTAAAATTTTACCGTATTTTCGATAATTAGATCTACCTGTTAATTGTACTAAACCTCTACCACGATAACGCCATCCATCTCCTTGTTCAGTATTTCCTAGACTTGATCCATTGTGATCTGAATATACAACATTTGCTAAAGCTTCAGGGTTTTTAACTAAAGTATTTACATCACCACCCCATTTACGAATTTTAGCACCGTGAACTTGCATAATACGTTCAACAGAACTATAGTTCATATTTTCACCAGCTGATTTAGTAAATCCACCTGTTTCTCTAGCCATATTAGCTAATGCAAATTGTATATCTTGACTAGACCTTCCGTTCTTTTTAGCGATTTCAATATAAGCATCTCTAGCTTGTTTTGCTGCACCTGTACCCTCTATATCTTTGTTAGATACTTGTGGCATAGGTAAAGATTGATAACCACCACTATAGGATTGTGCTTGATTACTTGGAACACTATTTCCTTTTAAGCTAAATATTGATGATATTGCACTTCCAAATCCACTTAATATACTAGTAGAAGGATTAAACATTTCTAGTGCTTTATTAGCTGTTGCACTATCTACTTTTCCGCTTGACTTGTCTTTAAAGAACTCACCTATGCCTGGTATTTGAGACATATAGTCAAACATATTTTGGAAGCCATTAGCAAGTGGATCTAGTTCATCTGTATTAAAAGCTGAATCTAGGTTATTATATTTTGGTAATTGATTAGTCGCCACCGCTCCTGCTGTAGTCGCTAAAGTAGGATCAATTCCTTTTACTGCCTTTTGTGCATCAGTTAGTTCTTCTTTATCTGATTTAGTTTTTTCTTCTTTCTTTTTATCACTAAACCAACCACCTACTGTATCAAACATATCCATAGCTTTGTCAAAAGGATTTAAAACAGTATCAGCAACTTTACCTAATATACTATCTTTTCCACCTAATGCATCTACTACTTTATCATCTACTTTATCTTTGAATTTTATACCTTCAGCTACCGTACTTTCATCTACTAAGCCAAAAGTTAAACCACTACCAACACTAGCTAATGAACTATTTGCTTTACCTTTGACTGTATCACCATCAAAGCCTAAAGCATTAGCCTTATCTTTATCAAATCCATCATAAGCATCAGTTAAAGCCATACCAGCTGTCAAAGCTAAACCTATTGGGCCAGCAAATTTAGCCATACCAGCTAAACCTTTAGCACCAAACTTAGCAGCACCGCCTAATTTACTTAATCCACCTTTAGCAAAATTTCCTAACTTTCCAAGTTTACCAACTTTTTTAGGTGTTTTAGCTTTTACTTTTCCTTTCTTGCCCTTTTTACCTTTTTTCTTACCTTTCTTTTCTTTTCTTTTACCGTCAATATCTAAATCAAACAAATCAGATAAATCATCTAAAATTGAACTATCATCATCGTTTTTATCTTTTTTGTTATTTAAACGTTTTAAGTCATCTGATAAAAATTTAAATTGATTAGCTAGTTTTCTAATTTCTTGCGTAGTATCTTCTAATTTGTCTGAAACCCTATCTATACCGCTAACCATATCCCTAGATTTATCTACTAATTGATAAAATCCATCTTGATTTATCTTTTTAGTATCTCTTAATTCTTCTAATGAATCATTTTGATATTCTATTTCTTCATCAGTTTGAGGTAATGGCTTATCTTTAGCTTCATTTTCAGATAATTTTTTTAAGTAATCCCTAGTTTCTTCTTGTGTTCTTCTATTAAGTTCTTCTTGTCTTAAATCCTTTAATTGTTGTCTAGCTGAATCTTTTCCACCTCTAAGGTCTTTAAACATTTCAGCCATTTCTTTTCTACTTGATCCACCTAAATTTAGTGCTAATTCTAAAGCACCACCTCCAATACCTTTCGCACCATTTTTTAATAACTTTGTTAGGTCTTTAGAAGAAGTTGTTTTAGCTGTATCTAATAAAGTTTTTGGTGATCTTTTAATTCTTTTTAGTAAGCTATTTTCTTGTTGTTTAATAATTTTTTGTATCTGATCTAAACTATCGTATTTTACAGTGGTATTTTTATCTGATACGTTTTTAGCTACTTTCTCTAAAAAACTAAAAATTTGATCATCGTTTTTAGATAATAATTGTTTAGCTTCTTTTTCCTTACCTATTACTTTTAATAACTCAGCTAATTCTCTTTTTCTAATAAGTTGATTTTGTCTAGTAAGATTAGAAGATTTAGCGAACATATCCCTATAATCTTTTATAATATCACCAGCTTTAAATAAAGTATCAGTATCTACATTATCCTTTAGTTTTATTATAGTATTTAATAAATCAGTTAGCCTTAATGCTTCCGTATTTGATAAAGAAATATCTAAATCATATTTTCCTGTTAAAGCTAAAAAATCCTGTTCAGCTTTCTTATCAAAAGGTAATTTATTTGCTGTTTTAAGTACTTTAAAAACAGTTGTAAATTCTGTAATTACTGAAGAGGCATTATAAGTCCTTTCAATAATTTCTTTTGAAAAGTTAGCCCTATTTAATAGTTGTAAATTTGCCATAATGCCTCTCTTTTATTATTACTGTGATTGGTTTTGTTGTTCTTTAATACTTTCAACCAAATCATCAACATAAAACTGTAATTCTAGCCAGTCCATTTTCTTAATATGATAAGCATCAACTATATTATTTCTTGCGAGAAATGATGCTGTCTTTAAGAGATCTAACCTGCTTACGAAAGGGTTCAGCTAATGCTGACACCCCCGCAATAGGTACAATTACAGGATTTCCACAATCTGAACATGAAACAGTTATTTTTTGATTACCAAAATTTAATAATACGTCTAATTCATCTAATATTTCCATATCATCTATACTAGTTGAATTAGTAATGTATTCTAATGCTTTTTCAAATTCCATATTTCTAACTTGCAATGCCAATCTATTTAATTTAGTATCTTCAAGATTAGATTTCTTAAATCTTAAAAAGTCTGAAATAGTCATAGGTTTAAATTCTAGAATTTTCTTATCTGACATTTCAACTAAAACAGGGATTTCATCGATTAGTTCTAATTCACTAAACTCTATTTCAGATAATTCTGGAGTTACAGTAGTATAATTTGCACAATGCGGGCATTCAAAACTTAGTTTAAATCTTGGAGAATTAAAAGTAGATAATTTTCTAAGCATCATAATATAATAAAAATCTTGTAAGTCTAAATCAGTAATTTCAAATCCTTCGGTTTTAATACCTGATAATGCCAACTTAATTTTATCTTCATCAGCTAAACTAGTATTAGCCCATTGTTCTAATTCTCCATAGGAAAATGTTTTATAAGAAATTTTGCTGCCTTTAGGATAAGGTAAAAATTTACTTGGTAATTCCTCTACATTGATATAAGGAGATAATGATTCAATAGGTTTAACATTATCAATATCATATTTAATCTGATCCCTAGTTACAATTTTAACTTGATCTAATAGTTCTTCATTCATTCTTTTCACTCACTTTTATAATTTGTTCATTTACTATATCTAAATCTACTTTTAATGTGCTTAAACCACTACTAGAATCTCCATCAAAAACTAATCTACCAGTAGGAACACACTTATAAAATCTGTGCATAACAGCTTGCTTTTGTCTATTTAACCAAACTACTTGTAATTGTATAATAGACTTTTGAATAGGTAATACACCAGCTGGACTACTGTATATTTGTCTATATTTTTCTTCAAACCATTTAAACAATGACCTATTATCATCATCTGGTATAGTTAAAGTCATAGTCGCACCACCATATCCTTGTGGAACTGAAAAACTTCTATATGGAGTCTCTATTGAATAAGATTTTGTATCAAAAAAAGTAATGTTAATATCTGTTGCTGGAATCCATTCTTTAAAATACGATGGTAAATCTGTAGATGAACCATCATCTTCTAATTTTATATCCCACATATAATTAGTAGCCCAATTCACTTGTCTTAATTGGCTTTGATCTTTTAAAAACATATTCAGTAAAAACCTCAATAAAATAATAGGGGTATTGCTACCCCTTATAATAAAAATTTAGCGTAAGGCTTTCTCACTAAAGTCATCATAACTGAAAGTCATAGTTGGCTTAAGAACATCAGCACCGCTTGAACCAAGTTCACCACCTGGCTCATATTTATCTAAGAATACACCCATAAAAGTATATTCATAAATTTCATTATGCTCACGATCCATACGCACTAAACGCACACCAAACTCAACATCAGCTTTAGTTTTAGCTTTACCTTCACCTTGGGTATAGTTCATTTCTACTAGTTGTTGAATACCTTTACTGATTTTGTTATTTACAGTTTCAAATAATGTAACTGTAAACTCTCCATCAGGAATATATAAACCTGGTTGATGAACAGGAGGTAAACCCCTTACTTGTACTGATACTTTAGTACCATCACGTTTAGGGATTGCTACCGATTCACAACGTAAGTTAATATCATCAGAATTTAAATCAACTCCACTTGGAATAGTGGTGAACTGAATATACCAGTGAACATTATCAGCAAAATCGCCTAATGCTCTAATCTGATTTAACTTAGGTCTCATTGATTACCTCTTATAATTGTTGTTGTGCTAAATCAAATGAAACAGTCTCATTGATTACAGCCATGGTAAAGTTGATTAATTCTACGCTTGCATTCGGACAAACGATTAAATCAACATTCATAATGTTATTTGCAATATCAGCTGGTAAGTTATTAGTTTCATCACAAACACATAAATACTTAGTTACACCACGTCTTGCTAAAACACGATCCATATAACTATTTACAATAGCTAATACGCTTGCACGAGTAGGACTATCATTAAACTCAAATAGTTTTGATCTTAATGCTTTAGTTAAAGCTGGACCAATAGTAATAAGCAATAAACGAACGTGAATACGGTCTAGTTTACTTGGTTGTGATAACAATGTTTTTTGACCCCAAATCTTAATACCTTGACCAGCATCAAAGATAATAGGATTCACACCATTATCATAAAGTAAATCTTGGTCTCCGTCTGTAAAGTGAACTTTGGTATCTAAAGCACTTACAACACCACGAGTATTACCTGCTACTGGATACCAAATTTCATAATTTGAAGCAGTATCAATCATAGCTTTGATTGCGAAACCATCTGGGGAAGTCCAAACTTCACGATCATTAAACTCATCATAAATTTTCAAGTGTGGAGCATATAAACCAGCCCAACTTGAATTTAAGTTCAAGTCATATTTACGATAATTCACAACTTCTTGTGCTGCTGTATCTACGTTTGCCTGAGTAGTTAAAGGTGCTGATAATACCGCAAAAGCATCACCACGTTTCTTAACTAATTGCTCTAAACGTTGTTGATAAGCTGGAACTGTATAACCACCATCTCCAATAAACTTAAATTGATATTCGTTTGTATTTTCAAAATAACGTAACGCTTTAATCATATCACCTGTAGTGATTGCTTCACCGTTATTACCTTGTGCTAAAGCTGTAGGTGTAATAACATCAGCTAATTGTAAGCTACCTTCTTGTAAGTTATCTGATACTTCAATAAACTCACGGTCACGAATAACGTCTTCAATATATAAATTATTGCCGTCTAAATCCCTTGCTTTTTTATCTTTAGATACAATGTAAGTTTTTACAGGATCATTAAGATTAGATTTATGGAATACACGAATACAAGTAGTATTAGGAATTTTTGTATATTGAGTTGCTGGCCCAACAAAGAAATCACCTTTAGCATATTTACCAACTTTAATTGCTTCACCTGTACCATCAATAGCATCTTTTTGTTTTGTATAAAATTCATACTTACTACCGTTTGCACGGATAAAGTATGTTTCGTTTGGATCTAATTCTTTTGGTAAAGACCTTGAGAAAAGTTTTACAGGGAAACCGTTACCCCATTTTTGGGTTAAGGTTAAACTAAATACTTCTTTTTCGTCAGATTCTTTAGCTGGTAATTCTACTTTCTCGTCTTCTTTGTAAAAGTGGTTAGTGATATAAAGGTCATTACCCCATACACCTTCTGAACTTGCTGTAATAAGTACACTTGGACTATTTGCAAATTCATAAGCCTGTGGATTTTCAATACCTTTAGCTACCGCAACTGGTGCTATATCTTTATACAGTTCTAATCCTGCACGTAAAGAGCCTTCAGCTTTTGGAACTACTACAAGTAAATTGTTAGTAGCTTCAAGGATTTTTAAAGCTGACCAGAAAGCTACGTTCATACCAACTTCAACTTTATTATTTGGCGTGAAAAGTTTAAGTAATTGTGCCTTACTTGTTACATTATGTACTTTGTTTCGTTCACCTTTGAAAGCTGGTAAAACAATTGCTGCACCATAACTTGTACCAACAGGAGCATAAGCACTTAGATCTCTTTCACGATAATTGACATAAGCTCTACTCATTTATCTATTACCCTTTGATAGTTAATTTAAATACACCGTTTGGCAAGTCTTCTTGCAATTCATCAACATTACAAATTACATCGCCCCTTGGTGAAATACAGAACTCTTGATCACGATATTTAATAAATACATCATAATCATTTCTGTTTACTAATTTAATTTTAGTAATCTCTTCTTTTGTAGGTTTAATAACCTCTTTAATTTCTTCTTTAATTACTACATCAGTAGTTTGATCTTCATTGGTAGTAATATCTTCAGTTGTTTTAATTTTTGGCATTATTTAATAACTCCATAACAGGTTTAAATGAATCATCAATAATTTCATTTCCGTCACAATCATAAACGCTAAATCTTATCTCTTTTACAGTAGGTAATTGATCTTCTGGTATATTTATAAATGATGCGAAAGAACCAGATATTTTTCCTGATCCAGTTAATGATTTATAATAGTTTTGGTCAAGGGAGAAATTTATACTTTGTAATTCATTTTCCCATATAATAGAATATTCAAAAGGAGGTATAGAATCTTCTTTAGACGTATATATTTTTATTGATGAAATCTTTCTTAAACCTAATTGTAAATTCCAGTCTAATTCAAATTGTTCTAACTCTATCATATTAGTAGAGTAATAAGTAAAATTAAAAGTAAATTCACATAAAGCTGTACTAAAATCTGTATTTCCATGAGCATCACAATATAACCTATTAGGTCTACCGTTTAATGCACTTGGAATTAAATTGGTTCTATTCCACGCTAACATTGGTAAAAGTTTTCTATCTTCAAAAATCTTTTTCTGGTCTAAATCAATAGGCTCACGATAAAATTGTTCAACTCTACCAGCTGTTATTGCTCTTTCATATACTTCTTCAGGATCAAATACAAAACTATGTATAGTTTTTCTACATTTTACTAATACCGCTTGACTTAGTGCGTGAATTATATCTGTTGGAGTTATAGATGTTTTGCTAGGTGTAGACATATATTACTCCTGTACATTAGTTATCCTAAATCTATAAGCATTAAATTGATAATTTCCAATAAGCTCAGGATAATAGGCTTTAAATTTTATTTGATGAGTATCATTATCTACTAATAATACATCTCCATGTTCGATAGGTATTTCAGATATACAATAAACATATCCTGGGTCATCTATTAAAAAACTTGCTGATTGATTACTAATAGACCGCCATTGCATAGTATTTAGTAATACTCTGATTCTTACTAATTCTTCGTAAGAATCGTCTATAGATTGTTCAAGATTTAAATTTGTTTCTTGACCTGTATTATGTTCAAACAAATCTACATCATCTATATTTTCGGCTGTTATTGGTTTATCATAAATACTAGTTGATGGTGTTCTTGATAAATCAGATCCGCCATAAATACCATAAACTTTATCTGTTACCCTATCTTTATTTTTTCTATATAAAATACAATCAATTCCAGTAGCTTTTATAGATGATATAATTAAATTAGTACTATATTTAGTTGTAGCTCTTTCAATAACTTCATAAACATTTCTATTTCTCATATATCACCTACATTCTAATTGCTAAGTGATATGAACTAGTCTCACGAATTAAATCCTGTGTTGATTGTAATAATTCTTTACCGTCTGATAGTAAATCGGCAGCATTAGTTGTTATTGGTATATCACTTAAAACAAAACTTGCTCTACCACTACCAATAGCGATCATAAATCTAGCTACAAATAAATCTATGAAATTTGAGCTTAAATCTACTGTTTCAATTTGATCATCTTTATAAATATGAGGTGCATAATAATCTACGGTATAAATATCTTTTGGATATTGAAATGTTAAATAAGGTGCAATATAACGCCACCTTAAACTAGTTGCAAATCTACCTACACTTGCATTAAATAAAGGATAAGCCTGATAACGCCTACGCCTAATATTTGTAATATTTAATGGTATAACCCCATCTGTTTCTTCAGTAAATTCTTTATCATCATATAAGATAAAGTCTTTCTGTTTACGAACTGGATTATACTGACTAAACCATTGCAATTCTGATTTTATAATAAGTTCTAATCTATCTTTATCTATTTCAATATCTTCAATATCTAAAATATATTGACCTGTTCTTAATAAAGCTAATTCAGTTAATTCTTGATAAGTTAGCATAATCCTCTTTTCCTTTATTTAGGGTGAATTAGGCTTTTTCTACGTTTCAATGATATTTGTCTATTTCGTTTTGTACTAGATTTATTAGCTGATTTTTTAGCTGCTTTCTTTCTATTTAAAATTTCCTTTTGGCTCATTTTAACAAGTTTACCATCTTGTACTTTGTAGCCTTTAGGAACATCTTCATATTCCCATTTCCAAACAACTTCTTTCTTACCATTGCGAATACGTTCTTTTCTTACTTTCTTTTTCTTAAATTCATAAAGGAATAAACTCATTATTTCCTCCTAGTCATTTTAGCAAAACGATCAATAGATTTCTTAGGTCTAGATAAATAAGACTTAACTCTTTGATCAGCTTTTAACATTCTGATTGAAATAAGTTTTTTGATAAAAGTAAGTATATGTTTATCAATTCCTGGGATATGTTCAGGATTTTTTTCAGGGTAATGTGTTGTTTTTCTTACATAAGGAATACGCGGGCCCAGTAAGGCTTTTTTATCCCCTAACCACCAATGCCACATAAATCTAAAATCTGGACAACTACACCTAGTTAAAATATGGTGTTCGCTAGTTGGCTTTTGAATAAAATAAACTGAACCGTCTAGATCTTTATATTTCATAGTACATAATCTAGTACGCCTATCTGAACTTAATATACCATTAAATACTAACCTAACTTGGTAAGTAACGCCTTTTTGTGATCCTGATGCAACTACCGCTTGCATAAATAGTTGTTTATTTTGCCTAACATAACGCATAGCATATTTAAGAACTTTGCCACTAGGATATTGCATATTTCTTAATTTATCTGTTTCAATTATTGCATCTACTAGTTTCATATTGTTACTTACCTATTAAATTATTTATCTTTCTTAGTTGCTCTTTTAGGTTTAGCAACTTTTTCTTCTTCGCCTTCTTCTATAGCATCTTCAATAGTTATAGCATTATCATCATCTTCATTTACTTCTTCAACCTTTTTAGGTTGTTCAGTTGCTTTAGTTTTTTCTTCTTGTTCAATAGATAAATCAACATCTAAAATATCTTTGAAAATATTTAAAACTTTTTGATAATCTTTAATTAAATGACTATTTGGAAATACCAAACTAGATTTTGGATTAAAAATTAAAGGGTAGGCTGTTACATTATTTAAGGTTAAGCCACCTTCAGATTTATTTGTTAATTTCATTATTTCACCTTACATAATAAAAAAGGGGAGAAGAGATTTTAACCTCTCCTCCCCTTAAAGGTTAGACTAATTTAAAATTAAGATTTTTCAATTTTAACTTTTAAGCCTAAGTTTGGATTTACAGTTTTGATACCTGCCCAAACACCAGCTGCCATTGTGTTACGGAATGGGTTGTTAGCATGTTGAACAGTGTTAGTAACCATTAATGGCATAAATGGAGCATATACCAATGGAGCATTAAAATAGTTGCTATCGTTGTTATTGATACATACCATATCTCCATCTGCAACGCCTTTAACGTTAGTTGCACGGATCACAGGAATACCATCATAGTAACCATAAAGTCCTACAGCTACACGTGAAGCATCTTCATCCATTACAAAGTCAGGCATACCACGTAAGGTAGCTGCTGCAGTAGAACCAACGATAATACGATTGATTGCATTAGCACCACTTGCTTTATGTAATGCGATTTCAGCTTCAGCAATAGTATCTACGAATGATAACTTCAATTATCTTCAGAATAATCTATTATTTTCTATTCTGGGCAAAATATTGTTTGATTTCTTCATCTGTTAGGAATTTAGGTATTGATTCCCATTTTGGATATTTTTTACTAAATACCCTTGACCTAACTAATTCATATTTAGTTTTATTAAATAAATTGTTCTCTATAGTAAAACCTAAATTTATCATATCTTGAAAAAGCTCATAAATTCTATTTATATCAGCTTGTTTTCTAGATTTCTTTAAATTTTCTAGATGTTGTTCAGAAAATCCTTGTGTATTAGTGTAATGTTCATTACCCCTAATAGCTGATTTTTTCAAAGTTTTACTAATTTTATCTTTTACACATTTAGGTATAACTTTTCCTTTGTGTGCTTTAGATATAGCTTGTTTAGTTTCAATTGATAAATGTGTACCATAAGCCCAATGATCTTCAGGTTTATATTCAGGTCTATTAAAATAATGGTGTTCACTAAGTTGTTTTTTCATATCTTTTGAATGAAAATCATGACCTGTAAGTTCACCACCAAAATGATAATTTAGTAGTGACCCTAAATTATGGCATTTTCTACCTATTTTTTCTATCAAGTATTTTTCTAAATCATAAGCTACATTTTCTTCTAATTTATCTTCAAAAATTATAATAATAGGCTCAAAACCTTTCAATAATAATTCTTGGCAATAACCAGAACATTTATTTCTATCTATTTCTTCACTTGATTTCTTTGCTTTATACAAGTGAAAGTTTTTTCTATTTCCACATCCTTTTCCAACATAAAAAGGTTCAAATTTAAATACTTTTTCAATACCTTTATATTTAAAATTTCCTTGTTTTGTAGGGTCTAGATATAGATATACATAATATTTATTTCTATCAAACATATTTTTACCTATATTTTTCAATATAAATTGGACTATATCACACATATACTTTCTATTATTAGATTTCTACGCCCTTTATACTACGGTTAATAATGTTTCTCAACATTAAATTAAGTAATTATACTTAACCCTCTTAGAAAGTTCAAGAATTTCTTGCTTTCAATTTAGTCTCTGAACCCGAATCATATTCAATTTGAACTTAGATTCTCGGCTGCTGATTACCAGTTAGATACAAGTTTTTCAAGCATTCACACTTACCTTTTCAGGTTATGTTGTAGCACTTGTTCTCGGCATAAGGTTTCCAGCAATTCATAAAGGTTTAAAGAGCACAAGTAAGATCATTCGTAAATCTTATAGTCTATGCTCTGCATAGCTTACACTTGCTGGAGGTGTGCGGTTAAACTTAATATCAGTTTGTTTAGCGGTAGAAGATAATTCAGTCACTGCACGAGTGTTCATTACACGAGTTAATTCTTGTGTAAGGTCAGTCGCTACTTCATCAATCGCTGTTTTACCAAAACGATTTTGGAAGGCGAATGATGCAAAGTGACCCATATCGGTTGCTAATGCCATTACTTCAGCAGTAATATCAGTTGTTTGTAATTGAGTTTGTACTTTAGTGATTTCATTTGCACTATCAACATCACGATCAGCAATGATAGTAACAACTTTATCACCTGTAATAGTTGATGCTGAATCTACAACGATTTTGTAAGCACCAGTTTGATAATCAATAGTACCTTCAAAACCAAATGCTACAAAGTGACCTTCACCATCATCTTTACCAAAACCAACGCCATCTACAGCTACTTCTACATAACGTGGGCGTAAAGGTAAATATTTAGCATCAATATTACCTGTTACAGTTTTAGTTGTTTGGTTTACTTTAGTTTCTAAAGGTAATTTAACCCTTGCACTACCTAAAGTACCATCACCTGGATTATCTAAAGTACGAGGATCAGCGATCACACCTTTAGAATCTTGGTAAGTTTTATCAGTAGTAGTAGTAGTTTTAAAGTAAACAATTGTGTGTTCTTCTTTAACAGGTTGTACACTTGCTAAAAGTGGGATAATTGAGTTAGCGTTAGCTGCTACAATTACTTCACTAGCCACTTGTGGAACAGCACCCAAAGCACCTAAATTAGACATAGATTCTTGGAATTTGCGATAATCTTCAAATTGGTCTAATTGTTGTCCTAAAGCTGCGATTTCAAAAGAGCTTAAAGATTCGCCAATACGAGTTTTTTGAGCTCCTTTTTCATACGCTTCTACTAATGTTTTATATTTTTTGTGATAGCCTTCAGCCATCAAATCTACAGATTGTTCGTTTAATTCACGATTTTTAGACATTCTTAATTCCTCTAGAGTTTAATTAAGCTTTAATAAGTTTACTTAGTAAACGGTTTGAACCCGCATTTACATTACGAGATTCTTTTAAAGATTTTTTACCAGCCATTTTACGGTTGCCTGATTTACCTTTGCTTTCAGCAATACGTTTCATACGAGATAATCTACGTAAAGTTACAGAGCTTAAAGATTCACCTAAGATTTCTTCTTCTTCGCTATCTTCATCTGTATCTTCAGAATCTTCATCTTCGTCTTCAGTAATATCAACATCAGCATCACCTTCAACAGTTGCAACGCCATCTAATACTGTTTCAATTTCTTCAACAGATAAGCCTTTAGATTTAAGTAAGTTGATAGCTTCAGCATCAGCACCATATTCATCAGCTAAATCTTGTAATTCAGCTTGTTCAGATTCTTCAGCAAATTTCTCAATTTTTTCAAAAGCATCTTTGATTTCATCAACAGTACCTAATTCACGATATTGATCTAATTCTTCTTGTACTTCTTCTACAGTACCTAAAAGATCACGAATTTCTTCAGCACTACCAAGATCATCAAATTCAGCTAATTGAGTTTTAGTTTGTTCTAAATCTGTGCCAACTTGATCATTTTCAGCTACTTTAGCTTCTAATTCAGCTTTAAGTGCTTGTAAACGTTCAATTTCAGCAGTTAATTCTTCAATAGTTTCAGCACCTTCTTCTAGATTTTTTTCTAGATCTTCAGGATCTTCGCTTAATTCTTCAAATTTTGCTAATTTTGTTACTGATTCTTGCAATTTAGCCATAGTACCTAATGCACGATAGCCTTCTAATTCAGCTTTATTAGCTGCTTCATTTACTTTAGCTTCTGTTAAAGCTTTTTGTAATTCTTTAGCATCTTTAGATGACAAATTATATTGTTCAGTCAAGAAAGATACTTGTTTTTCTAAATGTTCTGTAATTACATTGACATCTGCCATTGTATTGTCCTCTTGAGTTTTATTTTCTTTATTGTTTTGTTCTTGTAAAATCGGTTTAGCTTGTTTATATCCAGGATCGATAACAAAGTCGATTCTTTCTAAACTAAAATCAGTCGGATCAACGATCTCCGCCCCTGTAGGTGATTTATCTTCTTGTATCCCACCGTAAGCCCTAGTTGATACAGAAACCCTACTACCAGCCCTTAAAAGTGTATTTAATACCCTACCAGGCTCAGTATTTAAGATTAAGTATTCAGCCATTCCAGTATTATTCTCATCAATCCAAACTTTGCTTACAATGTGAGAATGAATACCATTTCTAACTTCATTATCAGTCATTTCAGGATCATGACCGATTGTACCGAACACTAATTTATTCTGTAACCGTTCTTGAAATTCAGGATCATTTATTGCGTTTTCCCACGCCTCTTTTGGATAATGAACATTATTTCTAGAGGTTGTATCAGGGAAAAAAGAAGGGCCAGATACCCTAGCTAAAATATGAACGCCATCAACAACTGAATTACCTTCTGATTCTTGTAAAACCTGAAAGCCTGAACCTTTTTTACTTTCCCAAATAGAATTAAAATAGTTCTTTTCAGTCATTTAAAAATTTATCCATTATTAGTAGTGGTATTAAAGCGTTTTAAAATATATTGTAGAGATGCTTTTCGTGGAGCTGTAATTACTACATTAGAACCTTCTAACTTAACACTTGCTTTACTTGAGAAACGAGATAATACTTCTTTCTTAATTTTAGCAAATTTCTTACTAGCATTTTCTAATGTAATAGTTTGTGTAGCATCGCTCATTTCACGATTCAATGCATCCACGGTAGAGGCAGACTCTAACAATGATTTAGCTTTATTTACTGCGTTAGTATATTTATCTAATTTCATTTAGATTCCTCTATATTATTTTGATTTAGGTCGTCAGCTATAGCGTTTGCATCTTTAGCAGTCAGATCAATTTCTTTTTTCTTGAAGACAGATAAAAACGGGGAATTTGCCGTTGATAAAGTGTCTTTGATATTCTCGATTATTAAATTTTTATCAATTTCATAATCAGAACCTTGTACAATATCCTCTAATCCTTCTAATAATGCTTTAGCATTTTCAATAGAAGCAATAACTAAATCTTGTGTTTCTAAATTTTGTAATTCATCAACGTTTAAATTATTTCTTAACTGAATATCAAGATCGGATATTAAAATATTTTTGTCAGGAAATTTCTCTGAAATATGCAATAAGGCAATAAATTTCAAAGTCCTAACTAAGTTTTTAGAAATGCGTTTTACTTTTTTAGCATAACGCACTGCTGTTTTAATATTTTCTTTTGATTCAATCGAACCATCAAATAACTCTTTACTAATACCTAATGAATTTAATAATCTTCCTAAACTATCTTGTACAGCTTGTAAATTACTATTATTATTTGAAATATCACGTCCTGTATCAATCATAGTAGGTGTAGAACGTTCACCTGCAATAGGTATAACTTTAACACTTGCTAATTCTTGTAATGTTACTTCTAGATTTTGTAAGTTTTGTGTTTTAGTAAGATTATCATTCAATAAATCATTATAAGTTTGTGTAATTTCAGCCAACTGATCAACACTATAAGTTTGTGGTAATGGAATACCTACCATTTTAGGGGTAAGAACATCACCAATAGAACGATACACTGTATATTTATCTAGTGCTAATACCTCTTTTAATTTATCCAATACAGGGTAAATAAAAGATTGGCTTGTACGGACTTTTAATGATCTAGGTAAAATTTTAGCTAAAAAATCAGGAGATTTTGACTTAATAGATTGAGTTTCATCTTCAGGTAGTAATAATTTACTAAAGGTTAAATCAATACTGAAATATACTAATTCTGTAATATCCATGTATTGATAGCCATATTTCTTTTTTCTACCATTAGATAAATAATTAGTTTGGCTATTATATCCGTAACCTTGACCTGAACTATATGTATCAATATCCATAACTTGATTATTGACATAATAGAATATAGGCTCGTTTTTTGTATCTGTAATTGCTATTACTTGGTTAGGGTATAAGTCATCTACTAAATCAATAACACCTTTACCCTTAGAGATAATAGGTCTTAATGGATATACTCCATAATGTAATAAATCAGGTAAGATAGCTTGTAAAATCTCTACAAGTCCTAATTTATCAAATAATTTCTTAATTTCATTTTCTACATCAGTATCTTTTGGCACTGATACAATAATAGAATCAGCAGAACTAGTGTCATTTAAAATATCATTTGACAAAATATCATAAATCGCATTTACAATATAATTATTACGATATTCTACTAATTCTTTAAAGTATCTATCTCTTGTTTGTACAGTTGATGATAGTGTTGAATTTAAATAATTTAAAATTGATTGCAAAGAACTTGTACGCTTAAATTGAGCTAATTGATTTAAACCTGTAGCTAGTTCTTTACTTAGTGTATTATCTGCTTTTGACATATTTATTACCTTACACTAGCTCCTATAAGTTTATTTTCAAAGCGTTTAAACATATTGCTAGATGATCCTTTTGATAGCATTCTTATACTAGTATCTAAATTTTGAATATTCTGAGCACCAGCTGATTTAGTAAGATTAGTTGAACAAGTCCAAATTGAACCACATAAGCTATCTAAAATATCTTTAGATCCGTCAGCTGGGTGATCAAATTTTTGATCATTCTCCTCTAATTCTCTTACTTCACATTTTAGTTTTTCAAGGTTAGGAGCTTTCAATCTTCCTTCTAAAATAATATTGCGTAAATTATTATATGGATCTTTTGTTCTATCTACAGAAACTAAATCAGTAGTAAATCCTTTCAACATTAAATTTTGTCTTAAGTTAGTTGATTGATAGCCATCGGTTGTTATCATTGCTATTGGATAGCCTAAATCTCTAGCTGTAACAATAAACTCTTGTATTTTATAAATTGGTACTTCATGGCCAGGTACTGCTCTAATTTCCATACACCACTCTGTAACAAATAATGGTACTTGGTCTATAGATTTTTTACCTGAGATTGGATCAAATATTTCTCTTGTTTCAAAACCACTGAAATAAGAACAAGACATACCTGTGCTATCTGATTTAATACCTAAGTCTACATGTATAAATCTAGGTGCATTATTAATATAAGCTAATTTCTTAACGTCTATAAATTTATCTAGCGTTTGCTCTCTATCAAAGAAATCTAATTCAATCATATCTTGTTGAACTGGATTAACTTGATTAAATACTTCATTGATTGTTTGAGCTGAACTAATAAACGAGAATGTACTGAATGTTGATACACCAGCTAAATCTCTTAATGCCTTAAGTATATTGAAATGAAATGCTTCCCAATGTTCCACTGGTACGTCTATAATACGTTCAGGACTTTTTACAGTCGCTAATCGGTATTCATTACTTTCATCTACAATAAATGGATCGACATATTCATCACCAGCATAAACTTTAAACATCTTCCCACTATAAGCCCCTGTATGCCATTTTGCTTGCCAGTGAGTATAAGAAAATATAATAAAGTCTTTAACACCTTTCTTACGCTTTTCTTCAATTCTTGAATCTAAAAAAGATCGATTACCTTTGCTCGAACTATCTAAAATAATGTGACCAAATATTTCTTTATTTGAAGTTGCAAAACGTGAAGCCCTACGAACAGCAATAGTATCTAAGTTATCTTCAGCTTGACCACCTACCACCGTCATATCATTAATTTCAGAAAAAATAGCTCCAACAGTTGCTTGACCTAAAAAGTTCTCACCTCTAGAACCAACTGAAATATCTATGTTATTAATAAAATACGTTTTACCTTTTTGTTTACCTTTGGTCACTAATACTTTTGATTTAAAGAATGGACTATTTGCTACCCAATCTTCAAATTGCGACCATAGAACGCCTTTTGCTAATTTTTGTGTGGCATTTACTAATGCAATTGAAATTACTGTAGATTCAACTAACCCATAATATTGGTGTGGATTTTTTAAACAAAGTAATTTACATAAATCATACATTGATACTAACAAAGCGAATGTTGATTTACCTAGACCGATACCACCTGATAATACTATTTCACCAACAGGGGAATGATAAGGTGTAGGAAATACTTCCCTAGCTGCCTCTTTCCAAATTGGATATAGTGTATTGCCTAACACTTTTCCTAAATAATAAGGATCATGTATAAAATCGTCTATATCAGGTACGTTTTCTTGAAACCCTGTTAATTTAGCTAGACTATGTAAAACATCAATGCTTACTGTTTCACCATTTATTTCATACGTTCTAATCTTTTTTTCTTCCATTCTTTACCTCTAATTTTTAGTAAGTTCGATTAGATTGATAAAGTGGATAGAACCTACTTATTTCTTTATTTCTTATTTAGGGAATAGACAAATAGGAAAGAAAATGAAGGATAATCTACAAGGGAAGAATGAAAAACCTCGTAGATTTAAAGAACCTAATTATCTACTCTCTAAATAAGAAAAATAGGGATTATACTTGGAGAAATATATAATCCCTAGATAGCCTAAAATATTGGCTATAACTACTGTTTATCGTTTTATTGTTATTATTATTAATTATTGTTTGGTCTAAATTTTGTTAGCAACTCTCTTGCTTGTTCTTGCATTACTTTTTCATCAATATGTTCTTCAGTTTGATTAGATTGAGAATTTTCTAATAAAATAATTTTACTTTGTAAATCATCAATATTAATTGAATCACTAGTTGTTTTAACATAATTTAAACTTGCTTGCTGTGTTTGAATCGCTAATTTGTAGCGTTCCATTTGTTCTTCAGGTGTAAGCATTTCAAATACTGATTCATCAAAAATTAAATCTTCTAATGCCTCAATACATCTTGACATTTTAGCTACTCTTTTTACTTCCCTTTCTGCTGTTGAGAAAAGGAGTAAATTCAAACCTATTGATTTAGCTTTTAATTGATTGACATCAATTTTCTTTAAATCTGATACCGTTGCAACTTCCATACTTGACATAGTTTTACCTTTTCTTAACCAAAAAAATATAGGGAAACTAACCTAGCATTTTCTAGGTATTTTACTCTTATCTATAATATACTTATTTTGTTAAAAAATTTTGCCTATCGTATTTTAGCGTATAATGCCACTAAATCGTTCATATTCGCTTTATTTTTGACAAAATGATTTACCCTACATACTCGATAAAAAAGTTCGTCTATGGGCTTTATATTTCGTTTTATAGCTATATATTTTTATACAGTTTTTGACTTGAATAGATTTTATACTTTTTACTTGCTTTTTTCTTAGTTGGCTATACAAATAAAAAATCATAAATCAATTAATCTATGTTGAAAGATAAGATTGAATAAATTTTCTTTAATTAAAAAAATGGTTTTGATCCTTTATGATGGGGTGGAACGAAGTGTAACCCCATCATAAAGGAGATAAAAATTGATAAGGATTGAAAGATTAGATTATTTCTTAGCTCCGAAGTCTCAAACGAAGGAGCTAAGAAAGGTAAAGATTGAAAAGATTTATTTTATTTAATAAGTTTAGAATGGTGGAAAAGCCCACTGTTGAGAGTGGGCTTTTCCCAAGTAATGTAATTTTTTATTTTGACTTGAAGAAATTTAATTTATTAGATTTTACTTATCTTTTCTTGCGATAGCAAGGATCTTATAAGTCTTTTCTAATCTTTCAATTTCTTTATGGTGAGATTGGGGTTATAACCCCAATCT